TCTCTCTAGACCTTGTATATTATATTTAGGGTGTTCCAAATGGATTAGACTCACTAAAGTCTAAAATACTATCTGCTTGTGTTTCAATCTCTAAATTATCAGGATATTGACTAATAGTATTATCATCTTGTGTCAATCTTAATTCAAATTGAGCATTGCTTTCACTACCAGTAAGAGTCTCTCCTACAATAAAATCTCCAGTAGAATTAGAGATAGCAAGAACTCCTGTAGATGCATTCCATGTTCTTACGATTGCGGTTACACTACTTGCTGAACCCGTTATAGTTTCAGTCTCAATAAAGTTACCTGTACCACCAGTGTCAGCAGCACCTACGGTTATGGATGGTACTTCAATATACTTAGCACCAGCATTAGTTAGATAAATTGCAGTTACAATACCTGAAGAATTAATTAATGATAAACCAACAGCAGTAGTAACACCAGCAACTTCTGAATGATAATTCTTATCACCCTCAGTATTAGATATAGAAACTGTAGGAGGTGTAAGATATCCACCACCACCATAGATGATATTGATACCAGTGACGATACCACAATTCTGTATACCAAATTCAAAGGTAGAAGTTGCTATACCGACATTGGTAGCAGCTTCAGACATTACAATTGATGATGCACTGATACTTGTTACATATGCATCTCCATCAATGAAATTATAAGAATCACTATATCCTACACCTAATCTAACTCGATCACCAATCAATATACCAACAGTATCCATTCCCGTAATAATAGTAGCTCCAACACCTAATGTACCTGATGCAAATACCGAATTATATCTCATGGTGCTCAGACCCGTTGCCCTAAATGCTTCATCCCCTCCAGTAGCAGCAGCAATAGATATCGTAGGAGCATTACCTGCCTGATATCCAAATCCACTATTACCAATAGAAATAGCAGTTACGGTTCCAGCAGCAGATACTACTGCGGTTCCTGTGGCTCTTACTTGTGCAGTTGCTCCAGAGAAACTAAGTGTAGGTGCAACAGTATATCCAGAACCAACTGTAGCACTGGTTCCTACTGCCCACGCATCGGAAGGATTAAAGGAAACAGCAGTAACAATACCAGTAACAGAATGAATAGTAACAATACCAACACCAGATGTTCCACCTACAGGAGCTGCAGTAATTGAAACAGTGGGTGCAGTCGTATATGCCCTACCTGTAGTGCTAAATGCTATCGAACTAGCATTTATGACTGAACCTGCTAAACCAACGGTTGCAGCAGCACCTGAGGCGGTTGGAGCAGAGAATGTAACCGTAGGAGCACTCTCATAGAACTTACCACCACTAGTCATTGTAACGGTTAATACTGTTCCACCCGAAACATCATAATCATCTAATGTGGCAGTAGCAGCTGCTGTCTCACTCGATCCTGTTGGTAACCCAAAAGTAACTGTTGGTGGGAATCCTGGTTTATAAAATCTACCCCCAGTAGTTCCACCAGGAAACATAAATTTAGCATCTCCATCACTAATAGGAGCAGAAGTAATGCTTACTCCGATTCCTGACATTGGACTGTAAAGAACTGCAGTAGCAGCTGCACCAACATGTTTTGGAGTACCAAATGTTACAGTTGGAGGAGTGGAATATCCCGAACCTCCATCTGCTATGGTAACTATACCAACTGCACCTGTAGAGGCAATACCAACTGTTGCAGCAGCACCTACAGCATCAGTTCCACCACCAAAGAATAAAATACCAGGAGCATCGGTATATTCATAACCATATCCTGGATTTATAATCTGAACTCCTTGTACTTTTGATCCTATTTCTGTTCCATCACAATTAGTTAAACCATCAAGAAGAGTTGCAATACCTACAGCAGTAAGTCCTTCAGAGGGAGCAGATGTAATAGCTACCCTTGGACTGGATGTATATCTTTCACCTCTATTTGTAACCTCAATAGTCTGAACTGCACCATTGTCTATTCTGGTTGCAGCACTTGCATCTGACCCTGAAGTAATGACAGTCACAGTCATTAGATTAAAGTCTACATCAAATGTATCATCTATTTCTTCAATACCAGTATCGAGTACTTCGTCTTCTGGTCTGAATAGTTCACAACTTAATGTATAAACATAATTCTTTCTAAGTTGATAGAAGGGTTTTTCATGCTCTACAAATTTAACTTCAAATAACCTATCTCCCAAAGGAAAATAAACTAAATCCCCTTCCCTTGGTCTATGGTCTAGATCAACATTAGGTAAATTGATATTAGGTAAATTTTTAATTAATGGTGAAATATAATCTTGAAATCTCTCTTTAGATATAGTAACAGTTAACTCATTCGTTGCTTGTATTCCAAACTTGGAAAGCATTACAGTATTGTCACCATATCCATCAAAATTCTCTACATATGCCTCAATAGGATATGATTGTTTAAATTTAGATTCTACTACTTCTCTAATAATTTTATTAGTCGTTGCATACTGACGAGGAAGATAGAAGCACTCTACGCCATATATCTTCAACTGTTCATTAATTATATCTTGAACTAATCCCTGTTCACCAGAAGATCCTTGTAGAAAATATGGATTTAATGCCATTAGCCTATCATGTCAAGAGGTGGTAATTCATAAGTATTAGACATCATTTCTCGGATTACTTCAAGTTCTTTTACACCATCCTCATAAATTTCCCGACCATTTAATTCAACACCACCAGGAAGTTTTACTCCTTGGAATTTAATTAAGTTCTGTCCCCACTGCTTCTTAAGCAGAGCAGTTGTATACTTCTTTAAGAATGAATCATTCCATACTCGTGAATAATCATTTGGATCAAGAGTTCTGAAACAATCCATAACTAACCAATCTCCCGCAGTTACCATACTCCAATCAATATCCAAATACAATCTATCCATCCTTTGATTAAATCTTATTTGTTTCTCTGTTGTTAAGGCAAAATCTAGATCAGATAGATATGTTCTTGTCATTGTATATGTGAGCATTTCCATTGCTCCCCACATATAGATATCATTTAAAAATAACTGGTATTTAACACTAAACATATTATTACTAATTGTCTGTGTGCCATCAAAATGAAAAACCTTAGTAACACCGATAACTGCAGGAGGAACTTGTAAATAATTACTATTTTCTTTCCAATCAAAATTCATTGTGGCTCCATCAATAGTTGATGATGCAGTGGTTGTTACTATTCCTGCTACTCCATCTTCTCCTGGACCTTTACCTCTTGCAATATCATCATCCGTTATTTGATATTTTAAATATGTTTGTAAAACGCCATCAAAATGTCTTTCATGAAAATACTGAACCGCATCATCAATTATATCTTCACATTGTTCATCAGCAATGTTAACTTCCAGCACAGGTGCTCCTAATTGCCTTAAGCAATAGTTCTTTAATTCGGATCGACTATTTGGTTGAGCCATTTATTTACTATTCCTGTGAAATTATTTAGGGTCTGGTAGAAACACCAGCATGAACCATTACGTCCCCTTTTACTAATTTATAATAAGTTGATCCTGAACTTACAATGTTAACATCATAAACATATCTACCTTCAGGAATATTTCTGGTAGCAGTGTCGGCTAAAGTAATGGATATTTTACCGCCTGTTGCACTTGTAAATCCAACAGTAAAAGTAGCAGTGATATCATGAGTTGATCCTACCGCTACACTTTTTGTCATTTGAGATGCACCACTAAATCCAGTAAAATCAAATGCAATGGAATTTGGACGTGTTACTGTAAAAGTATCATCGAATCCTGCTCCCCCATAGATGTTTAAATTAGCAGCATAAGGAGTTCCTGACTCAGGATCAAATGTGATGTTATGACTGGCCATTTAACAACTCCTTAAGTAAAGATTTAATTTCATTGATATCATTTTTTAGATTTGTAAGATCTTGCTCAATAACATCAACTTTTTGATGTTCATTATCTCTAGTTTTTTTCTGAGACATATACTGTTTATACTCAGATGTATTGCGATTCACAATTGAATTTGTTTGAGAATCACGATACAGTCCCCCATGCCCCTCTACTTTGAGATAAGACATTTTATGCAAGTGCAAGGACTCGAAGATCCTGTAAACGAGGAGGGAAAGTTTGACTTGTAGAAGTCATTACTAGTTTAATCCTGTAGAATTTGAATGAAGGAAGTTCAGTTGCTGTAAATGTATATTCCTTAAAGTTAAGGTTTGATACATCCACTTCCTCATTAGGTGAAAGAGTAATGTATTCATCAGATTTTCCATCATTATCAGCAGGATCAATTACATCTCCTTTATAATCAATATTATCATATCCTGGGAAAGGAGCATAAACTGGATTTGCTTGACTAGAATTACTAATAGAATAAAATGCTCTTATATCACAATTTGTATTTAAATAGGCATTTGTAATAATTTTCAAACTAGTAGAAGCATTTTCCAATTGAAACTCTTTAGAAAGATATTGGAAAGCATTAGGATCATCAAATATACTATTTACTCTGTTATCAGTTATGTAATTTGAAATTGGAGCATTAACTCTATTAGAAGCAAAAATAACATTCATTCTTTGTGTATCAACCATAGGAGATACTTTAGAATCAGTGGTTGATAAATTAAGTCTCATATTAAAGGATTTGTTTCCTGGTAGAGTACTTAAATTATTAGTTTCATTAATCTTAGAAGCTATAATTCTAGGAGTAGAAACATAATTATTTTGCCCAATAGTAACGGATTCAAATCCTTGATCAATATATGGAATTTCATTTCCATCTAAACTTGAACCACTAATAGTTCTTGCTTGAGATGTAATATTTGTTCCTGGAACTGTAAGATTTTGAATCTGTGGATTAATAATTTCAAAAGGAATGTTCTGAGTAGCAGTTACATTATCTCCACCAGCTGACTTGGTTTGACCCATATAAAGAATAGGGAAACTTGCACCAGTAGATCTTCCAAGACCACTTGATCCCATATCAAGTTTGATGTTGTAAGAATCAAAGGTAATAGAATTAGCAATTGATACGTTTCCTAAGTAGTGAGTTTTATTAATTCTCCTTAAGGAAACACCACCCAGTTCATACTTATAAACTGGAGTACCCGCAAGATAATTCTTGGTTGTTGTTGAATCAATCGTTCTTGAAGTAATACCGATTGTTGTTCCATCAGCACTCTCATAAGAAAGAATTTCCTCACCAATCTTCAAGTAACCATAGTTGGTAGTTCCTACTCCAACATTTTCAAACTCATCAAAATTAGTAGCACTACTAACTGTTATATTTCCTGTTTCTGATGTTGCTAAATCATTAACCAGTTTTGTAGGAATAAGATCACTTTGTACCTTAGAAACAGTTACATCATTATCTGTAAAGTACATTCCATGATTCTTATGATTAACAAGAATATGTAATCCATCATTAACCACTTCAATATCAGAAATTACTACATTTCCACCCACATTATTAGCACCATTAAGATCAGTGGTGAGACCTGTGCTATTAATATACTTAACAGTATTTCCCGTTCCTGTTATAAAGTTACCTTGAACATTATCAAGAATTAACTGGGAAGTATTTGCAATCGAAACAACAGAGAGTCGAGCATTTAATCCTAATGAATTATTACCAATAGTTCCTATTCCTAGAACATCGCCTGGAACATATCCTGTACCACCAGAACCAACAACAAAGGAGGAAATAGTTGCAGCTACTGCTACTCCGTTAGTAATTGTAATGTCTGCCACAGCATCATTTCCAGCTGCCGTTACATTGGTAAGAGCAACCTGATCAAATTGATAAGTGCCTGATGTAGGAGTATATCCAATACCTGCATTAATAATATTTAAAGTGCCTGTTGCGATTCCTGCATTACCAACATATGTACCTGTTGCACTACTTCCATGTTGAAGAACCGTATTTCCAACAGTAAGATCAGTATCATTTAAAGTAGATCCAATTCCAACCTTAATCTTTCTTCCCGTCAAATTCAATGGATTAGATAAAAGATGAGCAATTTGATGATTTCCTTCAGTTAACTCAGGATTATATAATTCAAAAGATCCAGTTGTTACAAAATTCGCTCTATAAAGAGTAAATTTAAGATCTTCCCACTGACTTGGTTCCCATGTAGACGCATTCTGAGACTTAAATAAAGATCCTAAGAATGGTTGTTGAGAAACATTAGTTTGAGTTAATAAATCTGTTTCACCCACTCTTGAAATATAAGCTTGATACTTAGCAGAATCTGAAAGAAGAACTATACAATATTCAATTCCACCTTCCAAATAGATAGGTGATTTAAATGTAAAGGTTGTGGCAATAGATGCATCATTAGAAGTTGTAATATCTGCTGGAGATATAGAAACTTCGGAGAATGGAATAACCTTTTTAGTAGGAAGACCACCCTGCATTGTTCTTATCTCAAAGTAAACAGGTAAATCTTCATCATCCTTAGAAGCAAAGAAAATATCACAACTGGTTAAGAAAATACCACTTGCATCTTCAACTCTAAATGATTGAGCCAAAGGATCTCTCCAAGGAATCTCCCAATCTTCTGTCCAAGTCTCACCCTCTACAACTTCACTACCTATCACATTACTTACTGTTCGTTCTTCACTAAGTGTTTCTGTTGAAATAATAGCATTTCTGACGGATACAATATCTTCTTGAACAGTATCCAAGATTCCAGTAGAAGAGAATGTTCTTTCTGCTCTAGACTGAGCATCATTAACATTGTTTGCGGCATTATTAATTAGAGTAAATACCTTATCTCCAGTCTCAAAACGTGGATTATTACTAATATTTGGATTAGGTATGAAAAGACTTCCAATAAGATTAGATCCAATATCGGATACTAATCTAACATTAGAAATTGTTGCCATTGCTCCACTAGTTTCTCCAACTAATATCATATCCTCTTCTACCCATCCCCAATATGATCCTTGGGGTTGGTTTGCTAAAGAGAAAGTATCTACGTTTACTGTTGTTGAAGTAGTAGAATAACTAGCAGGTAATGTACCATTTCCATATGGATTGGATCCATAAATTCTTGTGGGAGAATTGTAAGGCCCTTCTAAGTGATTGGATTGTGCTACTCTGAACCTAATAGATGCTTCAGCATCATCATTCGTAATTGGCAATACTCCTAAAGGTCTAGTTGTGCCATTAATTCTCTCACCTACTTGGAAAGTACCAGAAACCATAGAAATTTCTATTAATTTGGGTACACAATATTTGGTTACATCTATTCCATCTAAGAATGCATATTGTCTTGTAGAAGGTTTAACTCTATTAGCAATAAATTGAACATTTCTTGATCTCATAAATGCGATCAAATCTCTACTTATTAATCTATTTCCTTGCGAAGTTCTATCAAATTGTTCAGTAACAATAGCTCGTGTACCTGTTCTTCTTTGCTGTTCTGTTGAAGAAATCTCAAATGCTTCTCTTGCAGTTCTTGTCCATCTTTGGAATATGGTAGTAGAACTTCTTCCAGTTTCCTCAATACTTAAAGTAGGAGTGATATCCACTGCCTCTCTACTTGTTCCTGACCATATTGTTTCCCATGAATTCCAAATAACAGATCCAAATCCATTTTGAGGATTTACACCAAATCTTCTTCCTAGATCTTCCACTTGTTGAGTAAAATCACCTTCTACATTAATAATATTTGCATCAAGTCTTTCTGTATCAACCCAGTTATCTGATGCAGGAGTAAGGTTTATATTACCTCTCCAGAAACTTACTATAAAGGGAGTTACACTCTCAGATCTTGTAGCCGAAACCTGTTTTAACCATTCAACTTGATTATAATTTAAACTTATAACATCTCCTGTCTTTTTAACATTTGTTCCTTGTGGTGCAGCAAACTCTAAATCTCTATTAGCACTTACATTTTCAACAGGGCCTAATTCAACGTCTACAGCAGTAGTATAATGATTAGGTCTTAATTCTTGCTTACTTCTATCAATACTATTCTTATATTCTACAAGAGTAGATTGTGTTAAGAATGAAGTAAAGTTATCTACAAAGAATCCTGATTTAAATCTGTTTATACCCCCAGAATCAGGAAGAAATAGACTAGCAGTATTTGCTTCTAATAAAGAAAGAGAAGTATAATATTCAAGAGATTTAATTCTATTTTCAAGTCCTTTAATATCGGACATCGTATATCTCTTATATTCTAAGAAATTTAAAGAAACATTTGACGTATCATAAAGATAAGGTGGAAGATACGCAGTAGCAATCTTTAATGCATCATCAACTGTAACAGGTTCTTTTGGTTGTTCAGAAGGTTCTCCATACTTAACTTGGAATTTCCCATCTTTAGTAAGATAAATCGTATCTACCCTACCAAGATACCATGAAAAATCAGTGATTATAGTTTCATCAGAAGCCAAAATATTTGCTGCTGAATTACCAGAAGCATCAAATGTTCTTCCATAAAATTCAAGAGGAGATCTGGAACCTTCAGATATACTATAATCAGAAACTCGTGGTCTAATATCAATTAAATCAGTATTTCTATTACCATTTACTAATTGAATTTGAGTTGTATAATTAAAACTCGAATAAGAATCTACAGTTGTGATATCCCCATCATCAGTTGATTGATAATAACCATTAGCAAAATAAATTTTTATCTTTTTATTTGGTGCTTTTGTATCTGATTTTCTATTAACAACTGAATAATTATAAAAATCTTCTTTTTGACCATTTTGATACTCAAAATTACCTGAAATATCTAAACTAGAAGCATCAATAGTTGTTACAACACCCTCAATTTGAGATTCTTCAAATACAACTGTTTCACCCTCTTTAAAATTAATTTCATTTTGTGGCAAGAAAGTAATTTGAGAATTAGTTACAGATTCTGCAACATATGCACAGGCATTACTAGTTTTTCCTTTAACTTTTTCACCTATAACTAAATCCGCAGTTTTTCCTGTAGGTCCAGTTAATGATGAAAGAGTCAATGTTGGAGCAGAAGGATCCGAAGTATTTGCAGATTCATAAACTTTATAAACGGTGAGAGCGTCTGCAACATTTAAAGAAATATCGTGATCTTGAACTCTGGTTCCGTATGGATAATTTCCATAAGTCAATCCATCATTTGCAGTTAACGTAGTAATACCAGATGCATCATTAGTAGATTTATCGACTAATAAAGTATTAACTCTATTTCTATACTTTATTTTAGCTTTGGGTTTAAGTTTCTTTATTGTAGTAATAAGAACAGCATCATCATTACCCCCTAAACCATAAATTTGAAGAGAATTGGATGCAGCATTTATTTGAACTTTATCACTAGTTAAAACTTCAGTGGTTCCATCACTTCTTACTAAAGAATATCTTGAAGCAGTAAAAGGTAAAAATGTTTCATTAGTAGATGTTTCAACAGCAGCTGAAAGTTGCCCACCTGTAATATTAACATTCTGAGTTTTTCTAATAGTCAAAGATGCATCAGTTAGATCTACATTAGAAATATTATCTTTAGGAAGTTTAGTATAGAAAGAAACATCAGATGCTTTTTGAAGATCTGCTCCAACCACAGCAAGATCAGAAACTTGAGTTACAGAACTAGGTAGTAATCCCTGTGCTACACCAGTAACAGTAGTAACTCCAGTAACAACAACATGAGTTGTGCCTACACTTACAACAGAAGTAAGAACTGGATCTACTGTATTAGTTCCACTAAATCTAATTAAATTCCCTGTTTTTATTTGGCCTGGGAAATTAGGACTTGTACTTCTTATTGTGCTTATGCTACCACTTACAGCATCATTCTTAAATTGACTAATGGTTCCAACACCAATTGAAGTGATTGGAGTCAAAATTGTATCTGCAGAGAATGTTTGTGCAGCACCCACTGTATTCATGTCAGGCCCGTTTGTATTACCAAAAACGGACTTTATATCGGAAATACCGTAATTAGTTACTGCAACCGCAACTCTTGTATTTTCTACACCATCTATAATGAAATTTTCATTCTTTATAAAATCACCCTGCACATCGTAAACAGTTACAGCAACACCCGCAGAAACAGGAGATTTTATAAATGCAGTTGCTCCACTATACTTTCCTTTAATATGACTTGGAACAGTTAATGTAATATTTTCATTTAAAGTTAACTCTGTGACTGTCTGAATATCATAAAGAGTAACATCCCATTCATTAATATTTTCATTAGCTCTATCATAAGATCCAGACTCTAGATCAAAATCATATACTCTTGCTAATCCTATTTCTTTACCTGCAGGAAGAGTTGCAGCAGTTCCTACTCTTGTATCTCTTAAACTTAGAACATATGTATTACCAATACCTATCTGTGGGGTTCCAAATACCTTATTTAATTTTAAAGTTGCACCAGTATTATAATTTATTCCTTGATCTTCTAAAGTCTTAGTTGTTCTTGGTTTAGAAACATCTAGATAATTGGAATTTCTAGTTTCTATATCATATCCTTTTACAAAGGCTCTACCTGGTGATATCTTATATAATGCTAAATCGTCTGAAGGAATCTGTCCTGCAGCAGTCAATTGATTTGTATTATAAACACCATTATTTCCTTGATAATTATTTAAAGATTCTTTTACATCAATACCAAATGGACGAACATAGTAATCCCCTGATTCTGCATAGGTTCTTCTAGCTAATTCATCATTAAGTAGATTATATTGTCCCGTATTAGGTTTAGACCTCAACACACCATTTTCTATAGTCCCTAACTCGACAAAATTATTATCATCAAAATCATCTAATTCTTTTTTAATTAGAGAAGTTGTGATTTTTAATCTATCTGCTCCAGGAGCCGCAAAATTATTAAATCCTCCCGCATTATCATTCAATGAAGGATCCATATCAGAATTAATTATTTCTTCATCAATAAAAAGTCCAACTCGATAACTAGGTGTATTAGAATATTCATCTAAAAGAAGTGTCTCTTTTTTAACTTCTACAAAATTACCTTTAGCAAAATAAATTCCATCAGAAATAGAAAAAGAAGATCCAACAGAAGACGCATTAGTTACTAAAGTACTCGCAAATGCTTCACCTGCTGCAATAGTAGTACCCCCCGAAATTATATCTCCACTAGCTGATAACAATTCATTATCCTGAAAAATACTAGAAAGGTTATTAGTAGAGTCTGATCCTAGATATCTCAAATAAAGAGTAGGAGTTCCTCTTTCTGAATTTTTTGCAAGAACACATTTTTCCGCAATCGCAGTTACACCAGAAGATAATCCCGTAATTTTTAATCCTACTAACTGTCCCAAATAATTAGATACAGGAGATCCTAAAAAATTTTGTTCAAGTTCTATGGCATAATATTGAGTATTATACGTAGTATTACCTGGAACAACTTTTGCACCTTCTTTAAAAAAGTGTTGACCAAATTGTTCAATCTGATTTTGTAAAATCGATTGAAGATTATTTAATTCCCTTGCTTGTACTGGAGTTCCAGGTTTGAATAATACTTTATAATAGTCATTATTTGCATTAAAATCGTCAAAGTAAGGTGCGACGTTTAGATTGGTTTCCTGAGACATAATTCTTTAGAATTGCAAAATGACTTTGATATCTTCTTTTTGGTTTGTTGATCTAGTGATCGACGGTCTATTATCAACGTAAATAATATCGCCAGAATATTTTTTAACTTCTGGATTAGCCACACCTGCAGTAAATGACTGACCAAGATAATAAGTCCTACTATTTATTACAGTAGAAACACCTGTAAATGATGTGCTAATTGATAATGCAGTTGATCCACCATTAATGGTAAATGATCCACCCGATTTAATGTTTGCAGTAAATCTGTCCATTTGGAATCCATAAGTAGGATCCGTATTTGCACTACCGTTAGTATTAAAACCAGCAGTAGATCTATCCTGCCAGTACTTAAGAACAGCAGTTGTTTGATCATAAGAAATAACTCTTCCTACAGCAGTGGATCCAATCCCTATAGTTTGAGTAACAAAATCATCTGCAGTAAATGTAGCAGTACTAGAACCAGCACCAGTTAATCTTAAAGCATATACAGCACTTGCTTTATCTAGTTCTAAATTTTCAGTAGAACCATATGCTTCTGGATTTTGAACTATACCAATACGAGCAAATTCTTGTCCTGTAATGAAATCAGGATTTTCAGTATCGTTTTCAATGCGTGAATAAACAAGAGCATTCTTGGCTCCTAGTTCTCTATAAATGTCAGCACCATGTCCACCCTGAGGAGGAATAATGACATTAAATGCAGCCGCAGTTGTTCCTGTGGGAACTGAACCTGCTTCTAAATCCAATGTTCCAAAACTATAACCAGAACCACCTTTTGAAACGGTTACTGACTCTACTTTTGACGAACTATTGATTACAACAGTTGCCTCTGCACCAGCACCATCACCATTAATAGGAACTTGCGTATAAGTTTGATTAGCAGTGCCTAATCCAATTCCTCTATTAGTGATAGTAACAATCTTAAGTTGCCCACTAGTAGATGCATTATCTCTTACTGCAGCATCAGTAGTATTAGTTGCCCAATGTGCAGGAACAGGCATAAAGTTGGTAGAGTCAAATTTTACAATATCACCTGGTTTAATAGTATAAAGATATTTCCAAATATATCCATCACCACTACTACCCGCTGCTCTAGGTTCTAGATCAGTAAAAGTTGGTTCATCTAATGATGCTTTTCCTTCTGGATTATCAGGATCTGTTCCATTCTGAAGACAAATATAAACTTTATAATCGGAATTTACAATAAAATAATTTGCATCATATAATGTAATGGCATTAGAAGGTTTAGAAGGATTTTCTGCTTTAATATCGTTTCTATACATGTCATAGGTAATACCTGATGCCCATACATTTTTCTGAACAACTTGCTTCACATCTGTAGTATCTACCTTTTTCAAGGCTATCATTGTATCCCAATATTCATTCTCTTGATTAAAACTATCCCGTGGATCAGGTGGAGTCGTATTCCAATCAGAATCAACCTGTGTAGCATTCGGTAAACCAATCCACGTATAAAATGAATTAGTTGTCGATGCTACACTGGCAACAAAATCTTTAGTATTTAATATACGAAGTTGATCAGTTATAATTGCAGCCATTTTGCGATAGTTTTTTTACTTATTTATCAAAGATTGTTAACTAGAATAATCTTGAGATTTTAAAGGAGAAACTCTACTCACCACTGCTGATGTAGAGATGCCAGTAAATCCGTTTTGCGTATAGGCAGTAAAGGATGTAACAGCAGCACTAGGTCTTGATCCTAGTGTTATTCTTCCCCATGAGAAACTTCCAAACAACTCACTCACACCCACACCTGATAGGGAATTGAAACTAGAAACACTAGTTGTTACTCTAGCCACATATGTATTAGCAATACCAGGTACTGAAGTTTGTGCAACAGAAACTGCAGCGACTTCATATACATTATCTAGGAAGGTAGTTCCTATTCCTAAGACTGATCTATTCTGATAGATCGATGTTACACCATTTCCAATATTACTATTAGAAACTGTAAAGTAATATCCAGTTTGAATGCCACTTATTGTAACAGCAGTTCCAACTATAGAAGTGTCCCTTAAATAAGAATTGGTAGGAATGTACATATCAAATACAATGCCTGTAGATGCGACACCTACACAGGTTGTACCAACTCCTACGATTTCTCCGAAGTCACCTTCATAAGTAGAGGAATCATTTATTTCTCTTGTTACATTAGGAACTTCAATAAGAACTTCAGGTGCAGAAGTATTGGTATATCCTGTGCCAGGAGAAGTAACTGTGATAGCAGAAACTGCATCTCCAGTAAGAGTGGATGTAACAGATGCTCTAGTTGTAGTTCCTAAACCAACAGGAGTACCAATGATCACATTAGGTGCAGCAGTATATCCTGTACCCCCTAAACTAACCACAACAGAAGATATTGTGCCAGCAGCAGATACAACAGCAGTTGCAGAAGCCCCTACAATATTATCCTGAGAAGTTAGAGAAATCTTTTGAGTCTTGGCAGTTGTTTGATCTTCATTACTTGCATCAAAGAATGTTCTTACACTTTCTACAAATATCACAGTTGAACCTACACCCACTGATTGAATAATAAATGTAGTAGGATTAACCAATGCTTCTAATTCTTCACGACTCTTACTAATTACTTGACCATTAATAATCTTATCAACTCCCTGTTTAGTCCATGTAACTGTTCTCTTACAATCAGGATCACCATTAATACCTACACCCGTATAAGCATTTGTATTAACTACATCAGAAGCAGCAATTTCATTTACTAATCTATCACCTTGTTTTAGAGAATTAGCACAAAGATCGGCATCTCCTTGAATAGTAAGAATATCTCCTTTCTTAACAGTTTCTAAAACATCTCTAAAAGTAACATCAACATCTCCACTTCCTTTATAGAATAAAATCTTACAAGTATCTCCATCAAATGAACCATCTGTTTCACGTCCTTTAGGAGCTGAAGCAAATGTCAATATACTTCCATTAGCAAGAGTATACCCATCTCCAGGAACTTGTAATACATCATTAATGAAAACAAGAATAGTTGATTGAACATCAATGTTTGATCCTTCTCTCGCTCTAATAGTAATTGGAGCTCCATCTTTCTGAAGAGTAAATGTTCTCTTAACTCCATCAAATTGACTTTGAATTTTATCCAATACTTCCAGTTGTCCAAAAGTCCAACCAGCAAATGAATCTGTAGAAACATCCTGTATAGTAATCTGGAATTCTGCAAAAGATTTTGATGGATCTGTAGGAATACCCGTTGTTCCCATTTTAGGAACGGTTAGAATTTGATTATCCTGATATCCATATCCAGTATTTTTTATTTCAAACTGAGAAACACTTGATCCTTGACCTACTACAATATCAACAGTAGCTTGTGTTCCAATTCCTGCGGTAGAATCAGAACTATAAACTAGAGGAATATTTGTATATCCTAGTGGTTCATCAATTATTACATCCATTTGTCTATTAACAGTTCCACCTCTTGAATAGAAATGTGTTCGTGTAGAAATTCCACTATTAATAGTAAAGGAAGTAGTATTACCAACAGTCAATACTGAAGATCCACTAGCAGCAGGATCAGTACCACTATCAGAATTGTTTATATCTCTAGGTGCAATCAACGCAGGTTGTATTGTACCACCAGATGCATAGAAAGTAGGAACAGTGGAAACCCCTACATTTATCGTAAATTGAGTAACACTTGCCACTCCAGTAACAGGTGTTCCTCCATAAGCAGGATCACTAGTTCTTGGATATGAATGAGTAGCTGCTCCATCATCTAATGAACAAGTAAATGCTAATCCAGTAAGCACTACATCACTTGCCTTACCCGTTACAGACAATCCATGAGCACTAGATGTAGTGACTGTCATGATACCTGTAGTATTATCATATACAGCACTCTGAACGCCCACAGCAGGGAGGTAATCGCACGTGAATGCAATTCCTGCTAACTTGACTTCTTGCCCTATTAGAAGACCGTGGGCTGTCGTTGTAGTGATGGTTGTGATACCAGTCGTTGATGTATATCCCACATCATAGATTGCTCTCGGTATATAAATGACTTGACTGTTGGTAATTGCTATTCCTGTGATATGACCAGCAGTAATTGCAGCAGTACCAATACCTATTAATTCAGTTTGAACATTAGTTCCTGTTTGAATAGCAACGTTAACAACTGTTTGAACTCCTACTCTATATCCTGATCCACTATTTCCAATACTAATAGAAGATACGGTTCCAGCAGCAGAAACAATTGCGGTTCCACCAGCAGCTACAAGTGGTTGATATCCTAAACCACCAGTAGAACCAACAGAAGCAACCACACCACCAACAGGAATATTAGAATTATTAGGATCACTAGCAAGTGAAGTTGCGGTTCCTGTAAATGTTATAGTAGTAATTCCAGAACCTTCAGATAAAATATAATCTTGATATGTGGATAATCCACCAGTCGGTCCTTGGAATACTCCATTTATAAGAATAACTCCATTATTAGTAGAGAATCCTACTGCATTTGATCCATCAGATTTTAAAGTAAATGTTTTTCCAACACCTGTAAATCCTTCTGAAATATCATCAAAAACTTGGTTAGTAGCATAAGGTCTATTACTACTATTTGCAGCTGCCCCTCTCATGAAGGTTCTTCCTTGGAAAGTTGAGAATGTAGTAATTCCTACCCAATCTCTACTATCAGGTTCATTAGTTGTGGAACTTATTGGATCAGGCCCTTTAGGTGCAGTAATAAAGTTAATAGTATTATCCACAATATTATAATCACCTTCAACTTTAGTAACTATAGAATTTTGAGTATGAATTCCTAATGCTGTTCCCATCCATTGACGATCAACTAATAGGTGATTGGTAGTACCATATCCTACTGTATTAACCTTCATAATCTCTTCATTGATCTGAATTAAATCTCCCCCAAAGAAAGAAGTAATTCCAGAGACTTGTACAACAACATCAGCAATTCCTATTTGAGTTGTTATTCCAGTGGTGACAGCAGTAGAAACAATTGGTTGTTGGATTGCATTATCCAATCCAATTAAACACTTAGTATTTTGATTCCGTGAAGTTATTGTATGAGCTGCTCCTACTCCTACAGATGTCAAATGTATTTCATTTGGAACAGTCTTTAATGCATCTTCGGCAGTCTTAGCAAATTTAAGAGTGGTTTCATCAATCTTAATTGCATAAAGTGTAGAAGGAAGAAGACTAGTAGTTCCAATGCCAGTAATAGTTGTAGTTGCAATTCCAATAGGACTACTATCACCAGTAGCAGCATAAGTAACTTCCTCACCACTTACGAAGAAGTGCTCTGGAATAGTAACACTATTTTTTGTTAAATTAACTACAGAGGAATCACTTCCATCAAATTCTCTTGCAAATATATTTCTTCCATCATGAGTTAAATTAAAGGCCCTAAGAACATCAACTTCTGTTCCTTCATAATTTCCAAATCCACAATTAATGGATGCATTATTAAGATCAATCTCATCTACTGAAGTAATAGCAGAGTTTTCTGCAGCAATCTGCAAACTCATCTGGAAAACACGAACCTGAACATGAGTGCTTGCATTAGGAGTATAATAAAGATTCACATAGTTAGAGGAAACTGCAGAACCAACTGTTCCTAATCCTGCAACACTGGTGATGTTTCCATATTCAGTCATATAAGTTTCTGAACTATCATTCAGAACAATAACCTCTGACATTTCATATCGATTATTTGTAACATCTTCCACACTAAGAAGATAATATGCAGCATTATGATCATTAGTTTCTACAGTATTATTAATATCATACTGTGCAATTAAATTTTCTGTAGGAGATCCCGAAGCATTAATAACAGTATAAGAAGAATCGATGAAAGCTATATCTTCCTGTCCATTACCAAGGAATTGAGTTCCAATTCCAGTGCTTCCTGAAGCAGTATCTGCTATAGAAACTCTTATTGTATCTACTGATGCTGCAATACCTGCATGAGGAACAAACTGTACTATAATATCACCTGTGGACATTGATGCAGTATATGTACCTAAACCAGCACCACCACCAACAATACTATCATCAGTGGTTATTTGCCCATATTCAAGAAGATCAACTGTTGTTCCATCATGAAGAATATTAAGTTCATCATATTCCATTCTTCCATTATCAGCATTGATCTGGACAAGAACTTTTGAACTTCTATATGTTGAAGCAATTCCAACAATTGTAGTAGCGGTTCCTGTAGGAACGGAGGTTTGTGTAGAATTAATATTAACAAAATTACCAAGAGTTGTGGATCCTATACCAGTAGTATTAAGACCAACTAAATCTAAACTTACAGAACTGATGCTATAATTATTAACAGAATACTTAGTTGGATAGAAAAGAAGTTGACCACTCGTACCACTTACAGTGAAATCAAAACTTCCTAAATCAACAGCTGACTCTATTCTTCCATATTGATTAATATAACCTTTTACTCCATTTTGTAAAAGAGATACAATCATTACCTGACGTTCGCCAGTAAAAGTTTTATCTTTAACTAAAGTAAGGAATTTTTTAGATCGTTGATTAACTGGAAATTCATCGGCAACAGAGAATCTTGTAGATCTCGGATCACTGTTAAAGGATGTACTAAAGTCATCAATGGTCAAAACTCTATTACCCACTGATTCATAGTAATCCGTTAAAACCCTAGAATTAAAATAAACTTGATTTGATAAAGTTTTAGTATCACTAATAGATAGAGAATTTTCAGTAACTAAATCAAAACTTGAATATGCATTTATATCTACAACTCCAATTGAATCTATAAAAATGAATAAATCACTATCATTTGCAATAATGTCGGTTGAATCAGAATTAGATTCTACTACTAAGTCACTAAATTTTAAAAATCCAGTAGGATGACTTAATTTATTTACAGCATCATCCCATTTATGCATAGAAACTTTAGATTTCAATGAATATGAAAAATTTTGATAATAAACATTGTCAGGTAACCTTTGAAGATTATTATTAAGGAATCCTGTTTCTCTCTGCCATCCTTTTTTAACTATAGAACCTGCATTTATTTCAATATCAGATTCAAAATTAATTTTAGAATCAATAGTTCCTTGGGTTTCAGAAGTATTACCTATAATCAAATCTCCAACATCAAATTCGTCAGAAGAAGATATTTTTAATGTTTCACTATTATTATTCCAACTTTCAACTTTTCCAATTTTATTACCAGAGGAAACTTGTTCACCAGTTATAAAATTATTTTTCTGTAATTTAATGTCAAATTGAGGGAAATATTTTTGAGGTATAATTACTCCAGCTGAGTTTAAAACATCTTGATTTCCTGGAAGTGCGTTTGCAGGTAATAGTCCAGCCAAACTATAAGTAACAAATCCTACACTTCCTCCAAGAGGAATGTTGACATCGGTTAAAGTAAATAAAGTATACTCATACTTGGATGAATTATATCCATAACCACTTGTACCAACTCCTACACTTACATTTTCAATTAAAACTTTATCGCCAACACTAAATGGTGAAGAATCACTAAATGCTGTATCGAGTCCAACAGTAACATTTTGGGTTGTAGAATCATATGATATAGTATTAATACCAATACCATTTACATTGCCAGTAGGAATAAGAGTAGGAGGGGTATTATAGATTCCTTTCGTATTTTTTAAAATAGTTACTTGCTGATCACCAATTTCATACTTTAAATCTACATCTGTAACTTGCTTTCCAGTATATCCATCAATAACAATTAAATTAGGAGCTATCGAATAATTTTTACCTGCAGAACTAATTCCAATTTTTTGAAAAGAAGTTAAAGATTCAATTTGCAATATTTCAGGGAAATTAGCAACAGGTCTTATAGTATTATCAGCAGAATAATCAAATCCAATATTTTCAATTTCAGTAGAAACTATTTTACCTATACTTTCACTAGAAGGTTCTAAAATTGCTTTAGTTCCAACACCAGTATTAATAGAAGATATTCCCACTATTTCGGAATACCCACTTCCTTTATATTTTAATTCAATATCGGCTATTGCCCCATATGCAGTAGTGGAATCTGTAGAATATTCTAGAAGACTTTCTGATTCACTATAAGATGGTTTTTCAGGACGAGTTACTAAGTTGTAAGTAAATGTATTAGTAGTTCCAATACCAGTTACAGCATATGTTCCCGAATATAAACTATCTTTGATTTCAATTTGGTTAAATCCAGTAATTTCTTTATCAATAACAATTCCTGATTTACTCTCACTAACTAAACTTTTATTAATTGGAGTAAATTTATAATATAATATATCAGGCAATTTATTACTTACAGATAAAGTTAATCCTGCATCTGTACTAATTCCAACTTCTCCCGATTTAGATACTTCAAAAACATTAGTTGTAGAACTTGAATAGAAACGATTTTTAAAATCACTATCAGTATAAAGATTAAAATCAAAAGCAGAGTAAGAAGATATACCAACAAACCCAGCTAGAGATGAATCAGATAAATCAAATCTTACTTTATGATTCTTATACGAATTAAGAGTAGGATTAATCGCTGATAAAGTTCCTGCAGATGCAGAAGTTATATTTACAAATTCAGGTTCAAATTGCTCCGATTGATATTTACTTAAACATAATTTAACTTTACTAGTAGAGTATTTGAAGATATAATACATTTTATTATCTTCTAACCCACCTGAAGAAGATGTTGCAGTATGAATTACTTTTTCTCCACTACTAAAACCATGATTACTAATTTCAATTGTATTATCAGTCGTATCAACATTACCTGCCACAAATGATTTTGGATCAAATACTATTCTTCTATTAAAGTCATTATATTTGACTGTAACAGTAGTGCCAATTCCTGGTTGAGCATTAATAGTAACATTATCATTAAATTGCAATCCATGTGTGGAAGCAGTGGCCACAGTAACTGTATTTCTATGACCTTCGGCATTAACTACATTATTTTTAACTGTTTTAAAACTATGGTATACTCCTGTACCAATTCCAGTTAATCTCAATAATCCTCTATTGACTGTGGTGCTTGCAATACCTACAAATGTACCAGTGCTTCCAATACCAACTTGGAATGTTTGAATTCCAACTAAATCATTAGATATTTTTCCAATATACAAAGGAGCATCAGTTGGAAGATTATAAAGAGTAATACCATCCGTTGAAACACCTATGGCATCTCCAGTATTGGTTTTGTAATTAACAACATCCCCACTCTTTAATCCATGATTAGGAAGATAAAGTGCCTCAGTTTGAATATAAACTTGAGTTATACCTGCACCAGGATTTGAGAATGAAATAGTAGTTCCAATACCCACACCAGCAAGAGTTCCAATACCTAATGTTTCTTTTGGTTCAAAATAAATCTCTTTATTTAATTCAAAGGTTACCTCATTTTCTGGAGATGACTTGAAGGTAAATTTTCTAGAATCTTCAGTTATTGCAGATCCAGCAGTATGAGCACTTCCCATCGTGCTCTCTTGAGCTCTAAGAACTCTTAATCTAGAATTTACTCTATCAACTTGAAGAACTTTTATTGTTTCTGTTCCAATTCCTAAAATATCATTTTCTCTAATTGATAAAAGATCATTTGAAAGTGATCCTGATATACCAAAATAAGTTACTATTCCAGTTGCTCCAATAGTTGCTGCAGCTCCTGCGAGTAAAACACTTTCAGTCTTTACCCCAATATTAAAACTTCCTTGTAGATAATCCGTAGAAGTATTAAATCCAGATAGAGAAACTAAATTTAAATTAGTGAAATTATGAGGAGAAGTAGAAAAGGCAATATATTCTCCATTTGTATCATAAGAAGAAATTTCTAA